TTTGCGGGCAAGCCAGGCATCACTGTTGACTCCCACTATTAAAATATTACCAAAAGCCTTAGCGGCTTTTAAGTATTCGATATGTCCTGAATGCAAGGGGTCAAATCCGCCAGTACACAGTACCACACGATTAATCACTTTACGAATCTTTCCTTGGGAGGTCTTGTTATACCAACCGGTTTAAGCAGTTGTGTTTCTCTGGTTGTTGCCTTTGCTTGTTTAAGTTTAGATTCTTTAGCATTGACATTTTTATTAAAAATACCGTTGACAGTGGGCTCACCAGCTTCTTCTGGAATCACCGTCTGTTGTGGGATCCAATCAATGTAATAATTTTCTTTATCTAGCCAAGGCATGATCACTTCTTCTTGTTTTAGGAAGCCATTTTTTGTAATGCTTTGTACTACACTAGGGTGTAATAAATTCTTATCAGCTAGGTCAAACCAAGAAGTAGTTTTAGGATCCATTGGTTCTACACTACTCTTATATACAGCCATTTGTATCCATGGATCATTAAACTGTTTTAATAGATACGCATCACGGCAATCAAAACCGTTGACTGCTAACATGTACATTAAACTAGTAGGAGTATGATTATAATAGCAATTGTTGTAGGTTCTACTGTAATACCTATTATTTTCCACTCCATTATTTTGGGGAACATGTAATACCAACATTCCGTTGACTGTCATCTGTTCATTCCAAAATCTTAGTGTTTCTAGTGGATTATGACTATATTGTAAACTATCATGGCTCCACATTAGATCAACACTAACAGGAATAATGCGCCGATCAGTAAAATCTCTGTTAATCTTATTAATGTTTACAAGATCAGGAACTTGACTTAATTTGCCTGCATCTCTATCAACAGCGAAACAATTATAATTGTATGGCTCAGGTGGATCATCCTTGCTTTCTAACATTGCCCACCATGTGATATCCCCGCCGGTACCGCAACCCATGTCGCAGACAGTACGCAGACTTTCTAAAAAAGTGTCATATCCGTTGATAAGATTTAATGTTTTTTGATTATGATTAGCCAATTGATGCATCCTCCATGCCCGCTGTTCTTAAGCGTGTAACATGGCCAAGCATGAAGTTCTTGCTTTCAAGCCCCTTCATAATGCCTAACCAACGATTACGCAGTAGTGCTACTTCATTGATGATAGTTTCAAAATCGATGACTTCGTCTTCACCATCAACATACTTTTCTACATCACGACTCGTTAGTGCTCGTTGATAATTTTCTAAGTACTTCTTAAAGTGTTTAGTACGTATCTTGCGTAGTTGAATATTTAGATAGTTGAGAACCGCTTCAATCTCTTGTAATTGATTAAAACGGCGTTCTGTAATACCAGGCAGGCCAGCAAGATTCTTTTCTATGTTGCCATAGACCCCAACTTCTGTTTTAGCATCATCCAGTTCTTTTTCATAGTGATCTATAAAGTCCGGAATACTGCCTAAACTTGCAACTACACGACTATACCACATTAATAATCATCACCGTCATCTTCTTCATCGGCAATTGCTTGATCTTCTTCGTCGCCAAGATACTCTTTAACAGCACGACCTAGATAAGCATCAGTACCACCAAAGGTTTTAAGTTCACTTTCAGTAATATTGTGATCAGCCGCGACACTAATAACATGATCAGCAGCGGCTTGGCGATCCTTAGGATTGATGTACTCTTTACAAGTAAGCCAAACTTCACTGGCAATGTCTAATTCAATGCTCATTCTGCTGTCTCCTCTTCTGTTTCTTCAACTACTTTTGACTCAGTACTTAGCAAGTTAACATTAGATGATAATTCTTTCATTACTTTATCTAAACAACCATCTTCGTTACGTTCCCAAGCCTTGCGGAATTGTTTAATAGTCGTTTTATCAGCAAAGGTATAAACCAAACTGTTACCTTCTTTGGCCAACAAGCTCTTAGCTTCTAACATGTCTGTTAAGCCGCTGTATGGACTCATACCAGTTTCATATGGAATCTCTACTTGGACTGACTCAAACGGTTTAGCATATCTAGTCTTCATGATCTTACAAGCAGCTCGGATACCGTTGACTGTGGTGGTCTTGTTACCATCAGCATCTGTTTTAAGTTTAAGTTTGCGCATAGCTACAACTATACTTGATGCGTAGATAAAACCTTGTCCACCTGAAATCTTATCATCTGGATCAAACATATCTTGGCTTGCATAAGTGTGATTCGTACAAACTAATCCAAGATTCAATGTACCAAACATGTTCACACAGTTACGAACAAGTGCTGTGAGTGCTTTAGGTTTACGACCCATGTCACCTTTCATTTCACCTGCTTCAAATTGATTAACGTCTGTTGGAGTTAACATCATACCTAATGAATCTAGAACGAACAATACCTTTGGACGGTCTTCTTCTGGTAAGGTGCGATACTCTTTCACGAAGTCGCTGATAACCTTGGCCACGTCATCGATCATGGCCATGTTAAGTTTTAATAATTTGTCTTCTGTAGTGTCTACACCAAGTGCGTGTAACCATGATTCATCAAGTGCGTTTTCTGTATCGATTAAGATAACATAAATGCCTTGCTCTTGTGCATGTCTTACAATATTACCACTACAGATAAATGATTTGCCTGCGCCCGACTCACCGGCAAACACTGTTACTTTACCCATTGGAATTCCTCTTTCAAAATTGCCAGATAGTAAGTAGTTTAATGTGTAGTTGCCAGTGCTGATCCAATCTGTTGGATCGTTAAATCCAATACCAAGTCCATCGATTGATTTGGTAATTGACTTTCTAAACTTTGATATATCAAATGGTTTTGCCATGTTTATTACCTCTTTAAATTAAAATAATTGATGCTCGATTATTATCTCGAGAATTTCTGTATAATATTTTTCGATACTCAAATAAATTTGTTGTCAAATCTGGTATATTACCAATTGGTATCTGATTAGTTATTAATTTTACACTCTGTTTGTCTGACCAGTCAAGAAATTCTTTGCTATATGGTATAGTCTGTGGTTTTAACAGACTCAATTGAAAACTAAATTCTAAATTTTCATAATTATAATGATCATTATAAATTAAATTATCATCAAAATTAATAAATTTATCATAATACTGTCTTCCTAAATACGTATATCCAAAAGAAAAATTAACTGTATCATTATTCGAAACTATCGTGTCAATGAATGGATTTGGAAATACTTCCCATTTCTTTTCAGCACTAAATTCTAAATTATTTTTCTCAAACAACCCCTCTAATCTATGCACAGCAAGATTTACTTCTTCGTAAGGATATATATAACCTAACATTGTTAGTGCTTCAGCCAATCGTATTTCTCGAATTTCGTCAGGATATTTTTCATGTAAAATACTACCCAATCTTGCTTTATTGGGATCTGCACTGAATCTAAAATCATCTATATTTATAGTATGTTTTTGTGAAAAAACCCAATCGCAATGTAATTTATTTAGAAAATTTTGATCTAAATAATCATCAAGATTATTTTTTTGTTCTATTAGAGTATTAATTAGAGAATACATTACTTCATTGGATTTACTAATAGCCCAATGCAAGTGTGTAATTTTTGGTTCGATTTCAGAGGCAAGTTTTCTATTATTTGAAAAAGAATTTTGCAAATCAGTATTAACTTTTTCAACAAAATATTGCATTAACTGTTCGTTATGCACAACCTCAAATGGTATAAAATCGCCAGTGTTTTCAAAAACTAATTGAAATTTCATATTATCCCTAATTAAGAAAGGCAGCGAGTCTCGCTGCCTTACTATTTAACTAAGATGTCTTTTGACGATTGCGAATCATCGCTAAGATGTCTTCAGCACGTGCTGTTCCACCTGCTGGAGGTGTTGCAACTGGTGCTGTAGGAGCCGCTGGTGCAGCCTCTGTAACCACTGGAGTAACCACAGCCGGAGCAGTTTCAAATTCTTCATCTGCTGGTGCTGGTGTTGCTGTTTGTGCTACAGGTGTAGCTGATTCAGCTGAGACGATTGTTACGCCTCTTGGTTTGTAATAATTACCCCAACGATCTGCATCATATGCTTGACCATCCACACTTGCTTCAAACATTTCTTTCATAACTTTAAGTTCAACTTCGCTTGGTTTCTTAGGTAAGAAATCTTTCAAGTTGTATAAGCCATGAGTTTCAATTGCCGCAGCTTCTTCTGCTGTTAATGCAGATTCTTTGCGTGACCATTTACTAGTGCTGTAGTCAGCATACCCACCTTTTGATGTTTTAGTAACTGTAAAGTCTAAACCACCTTGGTAGTCTGTTGGTAAGTTTTCTAACTCTGGATCAAGTAGTGCTGATTTGATCAAGTTAAAAATCTGTGGGCTGATAATAAATCTACGAATTGGATTTTCTGGTGTCTTATCGTCTGTGATAGGATTCTCACGCACAAAACCTTGGAACAAATATGATCTTTTCTTCCAATACTTACGACCCATTTCTTCTAGACTTTGGTCCTTGAACCAAGTACGTACTTCTGCTAAGATCGGACATGCTTCGCCCCACATCTCAACGCATGGTACTTGTACAGTAACTGGTTTACTATCTGCTTGGCCTTTAACGCCAGCAAATGGTAAGTTGATCATTGCTCGTTCTGCCCAAAAGAATGTATTTTTTGTGTCTGCGTCTGGAAGGAATCTAATGCGAGCGTTGGTGCCTTCTTGGATGTTCCAGTGTGCGTAGATAGCGTTGTCGCCACCACCTTGTGAATTACCGCCTGTGCCACGGTTTTCTGATGCTTGTAACTTTGCACGGATTTCTGCTAATGATGTTGCCATGT